GTCAGAGTCTGGCCGTCCACAAAATTCTGTTTTACGTAGCTCATATTAACTCCTTCCAAGGATCATTCTGCCCAGCACCGCAAGGCTCAGCCGGGCAGTGTTCCTGTCGTCCGGGTCGTCTGCGCCCCACAGCGCCTCTAAGCGGTCACAGGCCGCTGCTGCTGCATCATTGCCCGCCGCCAGAAGCCGCAGGATTGCCAGCAGTTCCCGCTCTGCATGTTCCGCGCGGGAGATCTCCGATGCAAGGTTACTCCTTACGCCCTGAACCGCACCTCCGGCAGCTTCTGCGCTGGCCGCAGCCTCTTTCGCCTTTGCTGTGGCGGTGTTTGCGAACTGCTCCACATATTCGCCCATCTGGGCGATATCCTCGCGCACCTCGGATGCTACAACGGCAGAGCGGATGCCCTTGATCGCTTCCGGGAACGTTTTATCCATAAGGTTGTCACCTCACTTTCTTGCCGCGTACCCCTTGAGCGTGCGGCTCAGATCATACGCGGTGGTTGCTTTGCGGGCGCTGAGCGCCTGCAAGTCGGATATGCTGGAAAACTTTTTGCCGAAGGTAAACTCCTTTTTTGCGGGCTTATCCAGCGGCTCCACAAGTTTGTTGCAGTTGATCCACACATCAATGCCATGGGGCGCGGAAATAATGTGGGTCAACTTTCCGAAGGCGATTCAGTCCACGTCCACGCCCGCGTCCTTCAGGTCTACGGCTTTCACCGTGATGCCGTCCGCAAGGCGTAAGTGCTTGCCAAGCTCCATGTCGGCCTCGTCCTGAAGGGACTGTTGGGTATTGGCTGTACCGTCCAGCACCAGATACCGGGTGATAAGGCCGTAAAGCTTCTGGGCGGTTTCATCGTTGGCAGTAGCGGTCAGAGTGTTGGTGGTCTCCCACAAAAACCAGCCGCTTTTTTTCTTGCCGATAGCTACCACCCGGGTGACGATATCCTCGGCCTTGACATAGCTGGTCAGGTCAAGCAGGTTCGTGCCGAAGGTGATGCCCTGCGCGTTGCGTCCTGTCGCATCCTGTACATAGTCTAGGCAACGCACGTTCTTGTATAGATCTGGGAAGAAAAAAGGGAAGAGAATCTTCTTGTGCCGAGTGACAAGATAGCCCCCGTACACGTCCACAAGCTCGCTTTGCAGGATGTCCCACGTTTTGCCGTAGTTCTTGCCGTCGCCGAACTCGTGCAGCTCCTCCACAAGCTGCGGAGTGTAGTCTGCGGACTTTTCCCCGTTGACGTACACGTTGACCGTGCCGTCTTTTTCCGCTTTGATGCTGTACGTTGTGGATTCGGTGTCCTTTTTGGTCACTTTAATGGTGCTGTCAAAATTATAGGTCTCTATTGGCGTAGTAATGGACGGGGTAACAATGGTCTGCTCTGCATCATAGGTCTTGCTGCCCTGAGAGACTGCGTTTCTGCGGAGGGTAAACTGGTTGTCTCCCGTGCGCCAGGTGAGATAATCTTTTTCGGTTTTGATCTCGTTCAGCGGCCAGTTTTGTGCTGGTGGGGTCTGCACCTCCTCATAGTCGGAAAAAATATAGGAAAAACTCTCTTCAAGTCGGTTCCCGTTTTGGGAGTACAGACCCCATTTCTGGTAATAGTCGCCCTGCTCGTCCGTGCTGCTTGCTGCATAGTCCAGCTTCAGATAGCACTTTTCGGCTACCGGAACATACCGCTTTTGCTCCTCCACCGTGACGGTTCCAATGCGGAAGCTTTTATAGCTGTCGGTCAGGCTGGTGTGATTCTTACAGATGAAGTCCAGAAACTGCCTGATTGTCACGTCCTTTGCGGTGTAGGGCGGCACATCGGTGTCGTTGAGGTAGGCAAGCTCGCCCTCACAGTGCACCTTCTGCCGCAGCAGAAAATCCTGTTCGTGGTTCATGACCCGGCCTTGCCAGATCTCTTTGCCGTCCTGTTCCACGGATACCACTGTTTTCAGCTTTTGCAGGGCGCTGTGCGCCACATTGCCCAGCGGGATAGTAAATTCCAGACTTCCGGCCTTTCCAAACTCTCGGGTCAGGGTGGGACCGATCAGCTTTGTGGTCTCCAGCGCAGAGCCGGGTGCGTAGATGCAGACCCGGTTTTCCCAGCTGTCCACATCGTCCTGCGTGCCTGCGTATATCTTGTAGCTCATAGACTTGCTCCCAAATATTTGATGGTGATGCTGCTCGCAGCGGTGGCGGTAAAGGTCAGGGTGACGTTTTCGCCGTCCGGGATATCCAGTCCCTCCAGATACTGCCACTCGGTCGTTTTGGCAAGGCTGCCCGCATAGGCCTTGTTGACCTGCAACGACACATTTGCCTCGCTTTCGCCGCGCTGGAAGTAGACCGCAGCGGTGTGCGGTGCGCCGTAGACGACCACATCCACCGGCGTATCGGCAGGCAGTGCAATGCTGCGGTAGTCCCGCAAGATGTCCGTTTCAAAGTTGATATCATCCCACTTGATATCCTGTGTGCCGTCGTAGACGTTGTACTTGTACGGATTGCAGCTGCCGGTGATAGTGACCGTAGCGGAGAGCCGCCCCGGCACGAATTTGACGTGCCAGAGCCCCTCCCAGTACCAGGAGGGGTCATCGTCAAACACGCATTGCAGCCATTTTCCTTCAAGGGCGTTGTGCAGGCGGCTTTGCAGTACCTTCCACAGCTTTTTCGGCGCGGTGCACAGCAGTTCCATGGTAATAGTGCGTTTTTTGTAGTGCACCTTGCCGTCCAGAGAGGTAGTAAGGTTGAGCAACGTGTCAGAGCCGGGTATCTGCACAAGGGTCTCGTCCGGCTCAGGCTCGCCGATGCTCGGGTTGCCCACCTTCATGTACAGCCCCCATGTTGTATGGGTGTTGTAATTGCCCAGCTTTGCGCTGTGAATTGCCATTTAAACACCCCTTTCTGCCCGCAGGGTATACACGCCCATGCTGGCATCCATATTGGTTGCAAGGCGCGGAGTAAGCATATCGGCCACCTTCTCGCCGTCCATGCCAAGCTGCCCGGTGCCGATATCCGGCAGATGCTCGTCCAGCATATCGCGGATCTGCTGCAAAATGCCAAGCTGTGCATCCGTGCCGGTGGTCTTTTCCATGTAGCGGTGCTGCATGGCTGCCCGGGTGGAGAACTCGGTCAGGCTGTCGTACACGTCATGCCCGGCAAAGGGGCTTTCGTAGTGGCTCACAGCCTGCCCGCCGCTGCTCTTGCCAAACTTTGCAAACAGTGCAGCGCCCAGCGCCACCACGCCCGCCACAATGGCGATGATCGCGGCAACCTCCGGGTTCGAGATGATCAGACCGCCAATCTTTGCGATCAGCCCGCCTGCGCCCTTTGCAATCGTGCCCAGACTGCCCATGCTCCCGGCAAGTTTTGCAATACCAGTGCCCGCGTTGGAGACAAAGGTGCCGATGCCGGTACCCATGGTGCCCAGCACGCCCATGATCTTGCTGCCGACGTCGGAAACGTTGATGTTAAGGCCGCTCAGGATATCCTGTACCCCACCGTCCTTGCCCAGTGCGTTGCCAAGACCCTTGGCAATACCGTCCGCGATGCTGCTGCCGATATCCCACGCTTTCTGCGAAATACCGCTGATCTTATCGCCCAGCACCTTGTTCAGCTGCTGGATGAGGTTCTGCCCAAAGTCGTCAATGAACTTCTGAATTTCCGGCGCAAGGCCGTTATACAGGGTGGACAGCACCCACTGCCCGATGGACTTCCAGTCCTTGCTTTTTACGGCAGAGACCAGCGTGCTGAAGGTGCCCAGCACGCCCTTGTCGGCCTCCTTCTTCCAGCCTTGCAGCAGACCTGAAAAGTTCTTGGAGGAGGCTTCCTCCAGCGTTTTTGCCACCTGCTCAGTGCCGTCGGCGGCGATGGTCTTTACCTCCTTCACCGTGCGCAGCGCACCGTCGATGATGGCGGTGTAGGTCTTGGTGATGGTCTGCTTCTGGCTCTCGGTGCCGTCGGTCAGGGTCTCGGTCACGGTCTGGGTGGTGGTGCGGATGCCATCCACCAGCGCCTCATTGGTAGAGGTGACAGAGGAGGCAAGCTCCCGCACCGTTTCCATGGTCTGCTGCACGGTCTTTTTGCCGTTTGCACCGATGGTGGTAACAATCTTGATATCCTTCAGCACGCCGTTCACCAGCTGGCGGCTGGTCTCGGTGATGGTCTGCTTCTGCTGCTTCTGCCCGTTGGAGAGCACCTCGTCGGTGGTCTGGGTGGTGCGGGTGATCTTGCCCAGCACCTCCGTGACGGTATCGGCGTAGGAGCTAACCACAGAGGCCGTCGTGGCGGTCTTGGACGCTGCCGCAGCGGCTTTGGAGGCCGAAGCCACGGCAGCGTCCCCGGACTTGGTATAGGCCGGGATGGCGATCTCTGCCATGGTCTGAGCGCTGCTGCCAAGGCTTGTGTTGGCGCTTGCCCAGCTGGCAGCCCAGTTGTCCTGTTTGCCGCTGGCGGTCTCGGCCAAAGAAATACCGGCAGTGACAGCGGTGGCAGCATTGCTCACCACATTGCCCTTGCCGGTCAGGCCCTTGATAAAGCCCTGTATCAGGTTTTTGCCCCACTTCACAGCCTGCGAGGGAAGGCTCTTGATCCAGTTCAGTGCGCTGGAAAAGCCGCCCTTGAAGGCGGTCAGCATACTGGAGCCCATGCTCTTTACGCCGTTCGCCACGCTGGTGAGGATGTTCTTGCCGATGTTCAGCCAGTTGATGGCAGAGATCACCGACAGCACCGCCTGCAGGATCTTCTTCCAGTTGGCCAGCAGGGAAGGCACGGCCTGTATAATGCCCGCGATCAGCTGCACGATGATGGAGATACCCTGCGCAAGGATCTTGGGCATATTGTCGTTGATGATTCCCGCAATGTTGATGATGATATCCGGCACATAGGCGATCAGCTGCGGCAGACCGGCGATCAGGCCGTTGAGCAGCTGGGTAATGCAGTTAAGACCTGCATCCACAAACTGTCCCGCGTTGGCGCGCAGTTCCTCGGTAAACGAGAGCAGCTGCGGCAGGGCAGTGGAAAGAAACGCCGGGATACCCTGTGCAAAGCCTGCTGCCAGACTGCTAACCAGCTCCGTGCCGGTCTGGATCACCTCCGGTACAAGGCCGTACACCAGCTGCGGGATGCCCGCCAGCACGTTGCCGATCATGGGCAGCAGGTTGCCCTGCAAAAAGGTGCGGGCGGTATCTGCCAGTGCCTGCATGGGTGCGGTCAGGTCTGCGCCGGTGCTCCAGTCGCCCAGCACATTCTGCGCCGCCGCCTTCATGGCCGCAAAGCTGCCGGTCAGGGTGGTGGCTGCTTCCTTCGCCGTAGTGCCGGTGATGTCCAGATTGGTCTGTATAATATGGATGGCACTGTACATATCGGCCAGATTGCCCAGCTCGTAATGTACGCCGGAGAGCTTCTCTGCATCGGTCAGCAGCCGCTGCATCTCTGCCTGCGTGCCGCCGTAGCCTAGTTTGAGGTTGTCCAGCATGGTATAGTTCTGCTTCGCAAAGCCCTGATAGGCGTTCTGGATGGACGCCATGTCAGTGCCCATCTTGTTGGCATTGTCGGCCATGTCCACCATGGCCATGTTTGCCAGCTGTGCGGCGGCGTTGGTGTCCTTACTCACGCTGGACAGCAGACTGGCGGCAAAGCTGGTGGTCTGCTCCATGTAGTCGTTGGCGGACAAACCCACCGTCCGGTACGCCTGTGCAGCATTGTTGAAAACGGTCTGCTGGGACTGCATCAGGGATGCATATTCGTCTTTGACGGCATCCACCGATTTGCCCACAGACTGAGCATATTCTTCTATGCTGCGTCCGCCCGCACCGAACAGCGTTTCGATGCCGCCGATGCTCTGCTGCAATGCGCCGCCAAGGTTCAAAGAATCCGAGATCACCTTGCCGATGCCAGCAGCAGCAATCACCTTTTTCAGGGTGCCCACCAGCTTTGTGCCCAGCAGCGTGCCGGCGCTTTCACCGGCAGAGGAAGCCTCGCCGCCCATAACACGGGAGATGCTGCCCTGAATACCCTCGGCAGAGGGCACGATCTGGACATAAGCCTTTGCCAGTTCAATGCCGTTTGCCATCTGATTCACCTCCTTCTGCGGCGCGCATCGCCGCCTCAAATTCCTCTGGGGTGTCAAAACTCTGTACGTCCGAAGCGCTGTCGGGTTCAGCGTCCTGCCCAAGCAGCTGCATCACAAAGGACATGGGTGCTCTGCCCGGGCATCCGCAGATCCGCCATTCCAGACGGTTCAGGCTGTCGGCAATGGACGCCTGCATCAGCTCGTCAGCAGAGGCGCGCTGCCCGGAGACTTTACGCGCGCTGCGGCTGTCCGGCGGCAAACCGGCAGCCAGAGTGGCTGCCAGCCGCACCGGCAGGCTGCGCCAGCTCAGCACGTTGTAGTACTGTGCAAAATCGCAGATCAGTGCGTCCTCGTCCGTTGCGATCAGTTCGGCGAGGATGCAGAGTTATTTCCGGCGTTGATGGACTGGAACAGCTCCATGATGGCGCTCTCAACGGCGGACGCAGGCACGCGGCCGTCCTCGGTGCGCAGATGGTCGTACAGGCGCTTTTTGCCGTCCTTGCCCAGCAGCTTCACGACCAGCCGTGACATGGCCAGCGGGTTGCCCTCGTCCAGATCAGACAGTGCGTCCAGCACCTCCATGTTGTCCAGCGTGCTCTCCTCCAGTTCAATGGAAAAACCGGATTCAGTCTTTGCAGTGATCATGATGCTCCTCCTTACTCGGCAGTGCCGCCCATGTACTCGTAATGGGTGTTGCCGTCCGTATCCGGCACGGCAGAAAGGGTGGTCTCGTAGCCGACAGGGGACTTGTCGGCGTAGGTGATATCGCCCACAGAGATCACGCCTGCGCAGGGGAGAACCACGCGCTTCTTGACCTTGTTCTTCATCACCATATCGATGACCCATGCGCAGGGCGGGCGTTCGGTAGAATTGGCCTTGACGGTGATGCCGGTCTCCAGCGTGCCGGTGACGTTGTCGTCGCCATACACCGCCTTGAGCACCTCAGGATCCAAGGCCTCGATCAGGGTAAACTTCCAGTTGTCCGGCTTTTCGCCCATGGCGTCCAGCACGGTGTCGCCGCCCCACGCAGAGGTGCTCTCGCTGGAAGGGGAGTTGGAGTTTACCGCGCCGCTGTTGGAAATATAGCCCAGACCCTTGAACGCCGGGTCCAGATCGCTCTTTGCGTCCTTGGGCAGGGTAGTGCCCAGAGGTGCGCGCCAGACGGCACCGCCGACCTTGGGCTTTGCTGCGGTCACATTTTTTGCATTCATAGAAAATGCTCCTTTCGTCAGTAATGCACCACCTCAAAAACTGCCTGATACCGGGGCAGCTTTCGGGTGGTGTCCGGGAAATTGTAGTCGGTGTTCAGTTTGCAGGAGACGATTTCCGGCAGGATGTACGCGTCCAGCATGGTCTGCACAACACGGTGGCTCAGCTGCGCAGCGGCATAGTCGCTGCTGCCGTAGGACTGAACCGCCAGCATAGCGGTAAAGATGCCGTCCTCGTAGTCGGAGTCGGTCTTTTCCAGCACACAAAAATTGCCGGAGGGCTTCTCCGGCACGGACAGATAACATGGGAAAGCGTTTTCACGCAGATAGTTCTGGATGATTTCTTCGATCATATCACTTCAGCGCCTTCAGAATAGAGTTGGTGTCGGCGTTCTCCTTGCGGGCGGCAGGGCTTTCGGCGCTCACCTTAGCCACCACGCGGGTGCCGGCTTTGTAGTAGCTGGCTTTGTACCCCTCGCCAAGGCGGTTCTGCGCCGCAAAGGCAATGCCGGTCAGGGCGTTCTCCATCTCCGGGCTTTGCAGCAGCTGCCGCACGCCCTTGCGGTTCAGCTTGATGGTCACCTTACTCATAGCGTTCCACCTGCACTTTCTTATTCCAGCGCAGCGGGATCATGGCTTCGATGCCCTGCACAGCCCCGCCGCAGGTGCGGAAGGTCTGCCCGAAAAACGCCACCCGGACGTTGTCCCAGTTGTGGGTATCGCCCTTTGGGATTGCCAGCGTATAGGCGATGCGCCGCCCGGTCAGCTGCAATTCGGTGGTGATCTCCTCGGCAGTGGGCTGCCCCACCAGTACGTTGTGCACGGTGACGGGGCTTTCCTCGTAGATGGGATCGTGGAAGCCGTCCTCGCCGGTCTTGGTCTTTTCGTACAGGATGATGTCGATACCCTTCAGCATAAGTCCTCCAGCGGGCTGCGTGCGCCCAGCCTGCTGCCCACGCCCAGCAGCTTTTTTTCCAGCTTGGAAAGATACAGCTCGCCGGTAGAGCCGCCGCTCATGGTCCAGCTCTGGCTGTAGCCCAGCGCCGTGGCAGTTCCCTGCGTTGCGCCCATGGGGAAGGTGACAGCGTCCCCGCTGTCATCCTCGCCCAGCTGACGGCGCACCATCCGGCAGGATACCAGCCGCTTGCGGTCAGCATCGGCATCGGCGTTGTAGGTGTCGATGATAAGCGCCGCCTCGCTCAGCAGGGCGGTGCAGCGGCTGCGCTCCTCATTCGACAGGACGCGGAAGCCTGCCTCCACGTCCTGCAGTTCTGCGTAGCTCATGGCGGCACCTCATCAGGTGGCGGTGTTGGTCAGCTTGTTGAACACGGTGGTGTCGCAGCGGAAGCCGACCTCGATTTCAGCACGCACGGCAAACATATTCTGCTCAAACAGGTTGATGGTGGTGCTGCCGTCGGTCAGAGTAGCCTGATCGGAGATTGCGATCTGAACGCCCTCCACAGTGCCGTACACAGCCTGCGTCCAGTCACCGGCAAAGCCGACAACGTGCTTCTTGGCAGCCGTGGTGTCGGCAACGTATGCGCCCTTGCTCTGCATAGCGCTTGCACCCAGAATCATGGGCACAGCGCCCTCGGCCACATTGTTGATAAACAGCGGGCGCTTGTTGCCGTCCACCGCGGTCAGAAGGGTAGACTGCGCCTTGGGAGAAAGGACCCAGCCGTTCAGAATGCCGTCATGGGCGGCAATGTCTGCCTGTGCAGCAACGAGGCCGCCGTATGCATCGGTGCCGATCTCCTGCGCAGCGCAGCCCTTCAGGGTGTCGAAGTTGGAACCCGGCACAGTTGCCCCGCCGAATACGGTCTGATCGAACTTCTTGCCCAGTGCCAGAGGCAGGCGCTGGATCAGCGCATCGTACAGATTGGGCAGATCACGCTTGAACTGATTGGAAAACGGAACGATGACGGCCAGCGTGTACGGGGTCATCTGCTTGGTGGCCAGCGTGCCGCGCTTGACGGGCTTCTTTTCGGTCTCGCCGACCCAGCCAGCCTCCGGGTCACCGGTGATGACGGGAATGGTCACGCCCAGACCGGGGAGCTCGATTTTGCGCGCCAGCCGCATAACAGCCGAGCCCTCCTGAGTCTTCTGCCAGATCTCGCTGGAAACAGCGCCGGGCAGGGAAATGCTGGTCGTGCGGTTCATATCAATGGTTGCCATGTGAAAAATCTCCTTTCTTAGTGAAACATCTGCTCCGCCCAATTTGCAAACTGCTCACGGGTGGAACCGGTAGGATTGTGACGAGGGTCTCCGCCATCTTTAACATTGGGATACCCGGCAGACTGTGTGTCGCCGAACGCCCACGGGTTTGCCTTGACTGCATCCTCCAGCGCCTTGTTGATGTCGGTGGTGCGGTCTTTGGAGCCCTTCAGGGCATCCAGATCCAGCAAAGCGCGCACTGCATCCACGCTGCGTCCCTTCTTGCCGAGGATGGCGGTGTTCAGGGTGTTGTCAAAGGCAAAGCCATCGGCCTGCGCCTGCATATCCGCCTTCAGCTTGGTCACCTGCGCCTGCAGCCCGGCAACGTCCACGCCGTCAAAGGCCTTCAGGCCGTCCTGTGCGGTCTTGAGCTGTGCCTGTGCACTGTTCAGCTGGGTCTGCAAGGCTGCGGCTGCGTTTTTCTCCCGGGTGATATCGCTGCCGTTCTCCTGCATGAGCCAGTTCAGCTGCTCCTCGGTAATGCCGGGGATCTTGTTCTTTACGTCATCGCGTTTCATGGTGGAAACTCCTTTCTGTGGGTAAAACCTCGGTTTGGTGACGCAGTTTTCCGTCTGCGTCCGGTTGTGGGCAGGGTACGCACTGCCCGCTGCGATGGTGCCCGTTCCGTCCTCATGCGGGCAAAATGGGCATAAAAAAGCACGGTGCAGTCTGCATCGTGCTAAAAAATAGGTAAACAAAAACCACGGTGCGCATGCATCGTGGTCTAATCCTTATCTGCAAGGGCTTTGAGATATTCACCGTACAGACGCTTCTGCTCGGCTCGTTCTGCCTCAATCTCAGGGGTGGAAATCGTAGCACGGCTCGGAACGTGATGCGTCCTTTTGTACTCTGCGACAAGGTCACGCTCCCGTCTTACACTTTCCTTCCACAGTTGTTCTATCTGCTCTTTGGTGTGGCTCACTTGTGCACCTCCCAGCGACTATAACTAGTCACGCCAAGCTGCTTGCAGGTTTCTTCAATGATAACGTGCAGCTCGTTTTCTTCGATATCATCAACGCCCATTCCACGCTCGGCCATGTACAGCAGTGCATGATCTTGCACATCACTTCTGACACGATCCCACTGTTCAAAAGTGATGTTTTCAGGAACTACAAAGCGATACCTGTATTTGTGATCAACCGCTTCCATGATTCGGGTTCCATCTGCAAATGCTGCCGGAATGTCCGCATCGAGGCTAAAGGAATACTGTGTAGTATCTGGCGGGTGTGTATGGATGTTGTAACTATCTTTCAGTTTACCATCCAAATACGAACAGTCAACCCCTCTGGGATTGTTGTCTGTCATATAATAGACTTCGCCGTTCCGGGTGATGACCATCATGTTCTCGACTTTGGAACTGGCGTAATTGCTGCAAAAAGAATCCTTGAGGGCTTCTACCTGCTGAGCGTCGTTCAAATCAACTTTTCCAAGGAACCTGTGAACTGTTTCACCGTTTTGCCCGGAAGAGCCACCGCTGCCGCGCTGGCTGTGTAGCGTGGCCTCAGCCTTTCTTGCCGCATACGCCGCCCGCTTCTGGGCGTTGATGGCATCCTTCCGTGCGGCGTAGTCGATGCGGCGCATGGCGTTCACATCGCTGCCGGCTGCACGGTACTGCCTGAGGTATTTCTCCGGGTCGTAGCCTGCAACGCTTGTGCCGGAATGGAACCGCACCGCAAACTCACAGTCGCAGTTGGAATGGATGTGCTCCGCGTGACCATTCTTTAGCAGCTTCTGGCTGGCGGTCTGCCAGCCATGGGAGGCCAGCGTGATGCAGAAGGGGCAGGTGTCCCCGTGGGGCACCCATGCCCACTGTGCGCCGTCCCGCACCGCGTTATGCAGGGTGGTGTCTGCGCCCGCCCGCTTGACCAAACGGCTCACGCCGCTGGGCAGGTTCTCGGGGTTCTGGTCCTTGGTGGCGTGCACCATGCGGGCTACCTCCCCATAGCTGGCAGTTGCAGCAGGCTCTGCTGCGGGCAGCAGAACGCCCTCGGCCTCGGCCAGTGCATCGTACATCTGGCAGGCAAGCTCCGCGCTTCCCTCGCCGTACCGGGTGATGACCGCGTAGGCGTAGGAAATCAGCGCTTCGGTATCGTCCGTGCCGTGCAGCCGGATGTACTCCCGCATCTTCTGCCCGGCAGCCTCGTTCAGCCGGGAGAGCCGGGCAATGTAATTATTCCACGTCCGTGTCGTTATCTGCATCGTCCATCTCCATCAGCAGCGCCTGCCCGCGCGCCCGCTGCTCCTGCGCCCGGATGCGCCGGATGTCCGCCTGATCGAAGCCGATCATCTCCAGAAAGGTGTCGGTGCTGGCAAACTCCTTCCGGGCAGTTGCGATCTTGATGGCGGCATCCGCAGTCACCGCCACGCTGGGCATGGCGGGGTTTTTGAAATGCGCCATCACATCGCGCTCCTCCTCGGTCAGCTCGGTTAGAGATACGTTCCGGGCAATGGCCTGCGCCATACAGGCGATGGTGTGCAGGGCATCGCCGTTGCCGGTGTTCAGCTGCTGCGCCATCAGCACCAGCGTCTGGCTCTGGGCAAGAATGGCATCACTGCTGGTGGGGTTTGCATCGTTCACCACGCCCACATCGGTCACGGTCAGCCCGGTGGCTGCCGCAAACTGGGTGGCGGTCATCCGCATCTTTTCCACATGGGGCTGCAAGCTGCCCTGCGCCAGCTGCCCAAAGACCGGGTTTTCGCCGGTCTCCGGGTTGGAGGTGGCGGCGATGAGCGCGCCGACATACTGCTTGAATTTATCGGAGGTGATGGCATCGTACTGCTCATCGGTCACGCCGAGAATGTACTTCTGTGGTGTGGTGTCAAACTCCAGTGCGATGGTGGCGTTAGCCACGGTGCGCACATAGTCGTCGATGAGGGAACGGATGGCACGCTTCAGGCGGCTGCGGCCAAAAGGTTTGTTGCTGGTGGCGTTCCAGATCAGCGGCTCCATCAGAGGACGACCCATCCTGTGGGGCATCCGCTGTGCCGCCCAGCTGCTGCCGTCAGAGTGCAGCACGATGACGGCGGTGTCGGTGTAGAAGTTGACCAGCGCAGGCCGCCAGCTGCCTTCCTGATGCTCGTCCTGTACCGTGTCGATGATGGCAAGCCCACAGTCGATGCGCTCTTTCTCGCCGCTCCAGAGCGCGGAGGCTGTGGCAGGGGAGTGAAAGCGGATGCGACAGCCGATATCCGCATCTGCGGACAGTGTGGCGAACACGCAGCCGTACTTCAGCTGATCCCGGCAGGCTTTGGCGTAGGCTGCAACCAGACGGTTGTCGGTCACCAGCTTTTGCAGCCCGTCCAGTGCGCCGCCGTTGCTCACAAAGCCATCGAACATACTGCGGGATGCCAGCGCGTCCACTGCCTTCTGTCCCCAGTTGCAGCCGACCTCCAGACCGCGCAGACCTTTCGGCAGCGCAAAACCAAGGTTCACGTCCTGCAAGGTGACGTGCCCCTCGTAATACTTGTCTTTGATGGCGTTGCGGCTCTGGTGGTAGTTGTAGGCTTCGGCCAGCTCGTTCAGCTGCCGCTGTTCCTCCTTGGTAAGGCCCGGCACAGTGCCAAAAGATAAGGTGGTGGTCATGGTGCTCCTTTCACCCGATGCGCATCTTGCGGGTCGGGTCGCGTTTACAGGTCTTTACGCCCCACAGCGCCAGCGCACAGGCTTCTACCGGCAGGCTGTTGTCCCCGCCAAAGCCGTACCCGCCGCCGATGGGGCGCTTGATGGCGGTGCGGGCGCTCTCGTCCAGCACGGTCTGCGGCTGATACCATGTCAGGCCGTGCTCGCTGATGCTGTTGGTAAAGCCGCCCACGGCGGCGATCACGTCCTTGGTACCGGGGCGGATCACGGCGTTCTTTGCCCGCCACACCTCTTTGATGCGGTCTGCCAGCACGTCCACGCCGTTGCGTCCGTCAATGACTACGCAGCTTGCCTTGTCGTACCGCTGGTTCAGCCAGTCTGCCAACCATGCAAGCCCCTGCCCGGTGGGGCGCAGGTCGATCAGGGAAACGCGGGCAGCGCCGTCCTTTGGCAGCACCGCGCCGCACAGGCAGACCGCGCTGCCGTCCGGTGCAAACTTGATGCCGTAGGCGGTCTTGCCCTCGGGCTTTTGCTCCTCGCTGGCGCAGGCTGTCCACGCGGCGGGGTCGATGGCAAGATCCAGCTGCAGGGTGGTCTCCGGGCTCCACCAGCCCAGACGTTCCCGGGCAAAGGTGTCCGGGTCCAGCTGCTCGGCCTCGCCCTCAATGGTGGAAAGCTGGATGCGCCGCCCCAGCGCGGGGTTGGTGGCTGCCCAGCGCGCCGGGTCCATCACGTCCCCGATCTTGTCCACCGAGAACTCGAACCATGCGGCCTTTTTGGCATCGCCGTCCAGCGCGCGGCGGCGCAGCGCCCGGAACACGGTGCCCACGGCATCCGGCCCCGGTGGCGTGCCCACATAGATGGTCTGCGGATTCAGGCTGGCAGAGATGGCAGGCAGAAAAGAGCCCTGCGCGGTCTCGTCCAGCTCCTGCGCCTCGTCAAAGATCAGCAGGTCGCCGTGCTGGCCGCGTCCGCCGTTGCGGGTGCGTGCCAGAAACTTGATGCGGGCACCGCTTTTCAGGATGATCTGCTCCCGTCCGAGGGCGGTGCGGATCTCCTCCACATATCGCCGCATCCGCACACCCTCAAAGAAGGCGCGCATCTCCTCAAAGGTCTCGGTGGCGGTCTTTTGCAGGTGGGCGGTGTAGATGACCGTTTCATTGAACAGCAGCATCCCGGCCTCGGCACGTCCCTGCACCAGCAGGCTCTTGCCGTTCTGCCGGGGTACGCTGCCGCCCGCTGTGGGCGCTGCCCACTTACCAGAAGGGGTGCGCCCCATCCAGTCCTCCAGCACGTCACTCTGCCACGGGTCCGGGATGGTACCACCTGCCCGCAGGATGCGCACGGCATCGCCGCCGTCAGTGCTCCGATACGCCGGAGCGATGCGTGCGGACGGCTCCTGGCTTCCCATCCTGCTGCCGCTGCGCGAGGATCGCGCCGACTTCGTCGTCATCGCTGGGTGCTCCCTCCATTTCCTCGATCTCCCGGATGGTGTCACGGTACTGCTTGGCCAGCTGGGGCAAAAGCCGGGCATCCTCGCAGCTGTCGATATTCTTGGCCAGCACCAGCGCAAGCCGCTTGAGCTGCTCCAGACGGCTGCCGCCGGCGGTGATGCTTTTCATGGTTGCCATGTCTGGATGCCCCTTTCAAAAAACTTCCTGTGTGTAAATCGGCGCTGGACAGCGCGGAGTCGCCGAGGGCGGCGGGAGGGGGACCCTCCCCACCCTACCACTCGCCGTCGCTGACCTGCGGAATGCGGCACGGTTTTGCCCCTTTTTTGCCGGTTTTTGGGCTGTTTTGCCCGGTTTTGTTGCCTTTTTGCGCATTGCAGAAATAATGCGCCGCTTGCAGGTTCGTCCAGTCCTCAGCCGCTGCCCGCGCCGACGGATACCCGAACTGCCGCCATTTGGATACAGGCCGGATCTCGTCCACCACAAAGGAGAGCGGATGCTGCGCATCTGAAGGCTCATCGTAATGAATCGGACCGAAACGACCATGACAGATGCCGCATTCGCAGCCCATTGCCCGCAGCCGCTCCCGATGCTTGCGCCGCAGGTTGCCGTTGGCATAGCGCGGGTTCGTCATGGCGCAGGCCTCCTTTGGCAGCGTTGTGGTTATAGTGTGCAGTGCCCTCATAGCCCGCTGCACTGTGCAAAGCCCCGGGGTATTTGCAGGGGGCGGCATTGCGGGAAGGGCAGGGGATAAAAAGACCCCGGGGTGTTTTGCAAGCCCCGGGGGTATAAAATAAGCCGTCAGCTGGATTCGAACCAGCACCACAAGAGTTTCAATCCGTCCGGGGACAGGCCGGACAGGGCCGCTCTTGCGTATCGTCAATGTGACCCGCCTTAAATGGGCGGCGCTCTGCGTTGAGCTACAACGGCATAGGATGGAGTGCGCAGCTGCCAGCAGCGGCAGCTTACTGGGTAGGATGGTGACAAAGGAACCCGCTTGGCGATACGCTACCACGCACTCCGGGATGATGCTGCTATGACTCCCATGTATACCCAGTGACCCCGCCGGGGTGTTGTCCTCAACAGTGCCACGGATACCAAAACATAAATTGCCCAGCTGGTACATTCAGGCTGTTGGTCGGTAAGGTGTTCCCCTGTTGCAGCCGGGCAATACAAAAGCCGCAGGGTGTTGGATGTTGTCCAGCTCCTTGCGGCTTTCGCAGTTTAATATTATCAGTTGGTTAAGGTGCATTCAAGTTCTGATTAGTCCGATTTTGTCCAGGTTAGTCCAGATTGGTCTATTTTAGTCCTGACTTTCTAATTTCAGACTTTTGATTGCCTGCCGGTGATGGGCTAACACAGCGCTCTTTGACAGGTTTGTGCCCTGCATGATTTCGCTCCAACTCTGAAATCTAATGTATTTGCGAAACAGGATATCACGATCACACAGCTTGTTCAGCGTATCTAGAGCCGCCATGATTTCCTCATAAATCTCATCACAGATAACAGCCTGAGAGGTTACGCGTTCTTCTGTCTCTTGAATGCGTTCAACCGCTCTTGGCAAAGCCTGCCCGTCAGCAGAGCCGCCGGGCATAGGTGAAATGTTCTGAGTTGTGCGCCCGGCATCTGTCTTGGCCGTTTCCAGTTGCTGCCGCCGAAAGGTCAACAGCTGCCGGGCTGCCCCGTAACGTTTTAACCATTCCTTTTTTTCTTCATAGGTCATCGGACTGCATCCTCCCTTTATCAACGGCGAAAATGTTCCTCATAAAATTCCGCTGCCAACTCGGCCAGCAGAAAGGTCACGCCGCCAGCAAAACCGGCGGCAACGGCCCACGCTATCACAACAAAAGCCATATATGCTGCATTTTCCATGGTTTACCTCTCCTTTTTCAGATCCGGCTTTTTAGGAAGCGGCATCCAGACCGGAAGGCAATCCGGGAAAGCTGCCACCACGTTCCACGGCCAAGCTGTCGTGTTCATGTCGCCGCGGTTCATGTTGATGCTCAGGACGCAGCCGTCCTCGTTTGCGTCCTCTGCGGTGGGTTTTCTCTCTACCGTTCTGATCCATCCCGGCAGGCCCGCCGGGAATGCTTCCGGTGTCTGCAGCAGTGTTTCAAACAGCCGATTGTAAACATAGCCGCCGCTATGTTCTCCCAGACTTTCAGCGTCTTTTATTCTCCGGTATGCAAGCTCCAGAGCGTCAGCGTCAATGTACTTCTTTCCATTCATTACTCAACTTTCCCTCTCAACCACTTCATGCTCATATCATGGTCAATAAATTCCATCATCAGGCTGTGCTTGATGTCGCCGCCCATATAGGTGTAGATCAGTTCCATGTCATCCTCTGAAAAATCGGTATCCAGAAACGCGTTAACACCGGCCAGCATAAACTCATGGAATCGCCGGTTTCTCCATTCCTGTGAATACGGCTGTGTCTTAAACGCGGGTCGTGAAAGCCATTCAAGGACTTTCGCCTCAATGTCCTCAACTGTCTGACAGTTGCCGAGCAGAAAATACTGGTTTGTGCGCGGATGGGCAATAAACTCATCCCGGGCGTTTATGAAGCTGCCGGGGAAGCATTCAAGGAGTTTTGCACGAGCTTCTTTCATATCGGCAGCATTCTGACGTTCTTTTTCATTCATGGCTTACTCACCCCATAGGAATATATCTGTTTTCGCATTGGACGTTGTTGCAAAAGCGCTCGGTGCCAATGACTTTCAAAGGTTTCCCGCAGAGCGGGCAAAACTTGGGCGTGCCGGGTTTCCGGTATGGGCTTTCTTCCCTGCCTTACATGACCCGTGTTAATGTGCACATAAGAGAACCGGGCTCAGCTGCCAGAGGGCACCGAAAACGTACCCCGCAAGAACTACAATCCATTTTTGTTTACCTCCTGTTTACCACCCCGCCGGGATATCCTCATGATCCGCCGGGGCAAAATCCTCGCTGTAGTTTTCGGACGGATCAGGCGCAGGCTGCCACTCATGATATTGCGGCTGCCACCACATAGACACTCTGCCGGTTGCGCCCTCGCGGTTTTTCGGGATGCGCAGACTGACGTCAAAGTAATCATTCGGGCCCTGCAGCTGACGCTCTCCGTCCACTTGGCTCTCGATGAAAACAACGGCATCCGCGTCCTGCTCGATGGTGCCGGATCCGCGAAGGTCTCCCAGTGATGCCTTTTTGGTGCCGCCGTTGCGATCCGTTACGCGGTTCAGCTGCACCAGCTCCACAATGGTGGTGCCGGTCTCCATGGCAAGCTCTTTCAGGCTGCGGGTAACGTCAGCAAGACGCTCCTGCTCCTTGCGCCCCTGCTGGGTGTCGGAGATCAGACCGATGTGATCCACAAAGACCACACGCGGGCGGTATTTCATGACCCGGGCGCGGATATCGTCCACGGTCATCCGGGTGCCGTCATCGTAGATCATGCCGGTGTGTCCCTTGATGAGGGCAAAAGCGTTGTTCAGGCTCTCCCGCTCCTCCTCGCTCAGCTTGCGGTCACGCAGCCGGGTGGAGTTTATGCGGGTCAGTTTGGACATGGTGCGCAGCATCAGCTTGCGCCTGTCCTCCTCCATGGTCAGGTAATACACCTGACAGCTGTTACTCAGGCGCAGAGCCAGAGCGAGAGCCAGATCTGTCTTGCCGTGTCCGGGACGGCCAGCAATGACGGTGACCATCTTTTCACCGAACAGACCCAGCTCATCCAGCTCACGCCATGCCATCCTGACGCTGGTGTCCGGCTGCTGCAGCCATTGGAGCGTTTCGTCCCAGACCTCGGAAAAATCCTTGACATTCGCGTCCACCGATTCCCGCCGCAGGTGATCCTGTTCTTTCAGCGCCTCGCTCAGATCCCGGCAGATGGTGTCAGAATCCGCAGGGTTCATGGAGATCTTGGCGGCAAGCTCCAGCAGCAGACGCTTGCGGTAGTCCTCCATCACCAGCGCCTCATAGTCCTGCACATGGCTGATGGTGGGCACGGTCTCTGCTGCCAGCACGATCAGAGGCCGGAAGTCTGTGCCCAGCATCCGCTCCAGTATCACGGCATCCACGTTATGCCCGGTATCCAGCTGCAGCTTGATGGCTGCGAACAACTGCCGGTATGGCCCATCCTCGAACATGGCCGGGGTCAGACGCTGCACGGTATCCTTGCACGCCGCCGGGTCTAAGATCGCAGCGCCGATCACAGCAAGCTGATGCTGCTGCGCAGTGGAGATCTTGTTGTTTGTCACGCTCCTACACCCCCCAGCAGGTCTGCGAGGGTCGTGTCTTTGGTGATCTTGCGGGGCTTATCCGGTGCAGGCTGCGCGATATGTACCGCCGCCGGGGTCTTGTCCACAAAATCCTTGACCGCAAACACGCCCGTCCATCCGTTTTCAACGCTCTGGTTCAGCATCGCGATGGCATACCCGGCACGATCCTTCACGCCCGCCTCATCCACAAGCCGCTTGATGGACTTGCAGATCTTCTTTGCAACAAGAGGGCTCCACAGCTTTTTCTTGTCCTTCTTGGCAAGCGCCTGCCGGTGCTGGTCAAAGTCCATCAGGGCGTCATACAGCCCGCCGGGTGCGCCACGGGAAAACTCGTCAAATACCTCGGCAACGGTCAGGCTGCTCGGCTCCTCCCGCGCCTCTGCGCGGGGTTTATTATTATTAGCTTTATCGCTTTTATTATTGTCCGGCAACTTGCCGGGGGTCTTGGCGGCAACTTGCCGGGGGTCTTGGTGGCATTCTGCCGGGGGCGGCAACTTGCCGGGGGTGGCATTCTGCCGGGGGTGCTGCTCGGTGTTTTTAACCTCCGGGCGCAGGGCAGTATAACGGTTTACCATTACGCCGTTGACAGACTCCTGCCATTTGCGCAG